AAACGTTTTCTCCATAATTATAAGTTACACATCTATCAATTTGAGTTGAATTTGCTTTTGGATAAAACCAATTAATTTCTGTATATAAAGAATTATGTTCTGCATATGTTGTTTCAGCTGCATCATAATTAATACCTAGATTATCTCCATCAGATGTGAATACAAAGTCTTCTACTAAACAAGGTATGGATTTAACTGTACCATCATAAACAAAGAATCCACCTTCTCCTGACATCCAATAAACAGCACCATTAGAATAACTTAATGCGTGTTGAGATATCAATCCGCAGTTTGTACCAACCTGTCTAACTGAAAATGTAAATGGAGGACCTACGAATTGAATTACATAAGCTGCTGAATCAGTTAATACAAATACATAATCTTTACCAGATATAGCTCCTACGATCTTGTTCCCCGCATCTAGCCTAAACGTACCAGCTGTGTTTGTAGCTGTTGGTGTATACGTATTATAGTCTTCCTGATTCGAGAATCTAATGAACATTGGATCTTGTGTTAATGTATTTCCAATTGTTGTTTCAGTTCCAAAATGAAATAAGTGTCTATCTCTATCTGACACTAAAGTTAATCTAGATGCTGTTGGTGCACCTGACATAACAGTTGCTCTAATTGATCTTGCTCCAGATGCTCCTGCATCCCAAGTAAAAGTTCTGCCATCTGCAATCGTTGCAATTAATATTTGTCCAAAGTTATCAAGTGACCAGTTACCTGGATCCAGAATTACATCCGATATTGTTCTTGCTGTTCCCCAAGTTGAGTCACCCCATAAATAAGTACCCCAACCATAACCAGGAGTTTGAAACGCGGGACCAACTGCTACGTATGGATTAACAGATACGGATCCTTGTGCTGACATTCCTGAACCTGTTTCATTTGATGCCATAGTAACTGTAAATAAATTTGCATTTGGTACTGTAATGACTTCATAAGCAATGTCATCAAAATCAGCTGTTGTATATCCTGTCTCTCCTCCACCAGGTAATGTAGTTGAACTAAATGTAAAATAGTCTCCAACTTCTAATCCGTGTGATGTTTTGTTAACCGTTACTGTTGCTGAACCTGTTGTTGATGAAAATGTACAAGATGTAATGGCTGTATCTAATGGTGTAATGTCATAAAAAGCATCACCATAAAATAAAAATAATCCTTTGTGTGTTCCAATGGCTGCGTACTTCTCGCCACTAATTGCTGCCCACGTATGCTGGGCTCGCGCGGCTCCAGGTAATGTTTTATTAGCTACAGTTAACTGTGTCCAACCACCTATTTTTTCAGGTAAGCCATATCTAAAACGAACAAAATCACCATCGATCCATTCGCCTTCTGCTCCTGATGCTGTAGTTTGTTTATTGAATCCTGGTTTGAAACCTAGTTTTTTTAAAGCCATAATAAACCATTATACTATTTTTTGGCCAAAAATATAGTCCATTCTAGCTTAGATATCAAACTATTTTAATCTTTAATCCCAATATTAAAAGCAATTGATATTCTTTCTTCGGTCTTATTCATATTAGGTTCTACCGAATGTTCTAGCCAAGAAGGAAATATTAGTAGTTGTTCTTCAATTGGATTAATTTTCCATCTTGTTGAAGTTACCGTATTAAAATTAGTTATGTATTTTTGTTGCCAATAAAAAGGTGCAACACTTGCATTTGGGTTTTTAAAAGAAATGACCCCAGAATTTTTTGGAACTTTTAAATAATAAACTCCTGAAAAAAAAGAATCAGGATGTGTATGTTCAGTATTGGAATCTTTATAACTATTGATATTTAACCAAAAATTTTTTAATTTTAATACTGGTTTTATTCCTATGTGTGTTGCTATTAAATTTGATTGTGTCTCTATATGTTTTATAAGATAAGAAAAATCTTTATCTTTGCAATCTAAATCATTGGATTGATAACCGCCAACATTGGAATATGCTCTACCTTTTTGTTTTCTTATTTTTTTAATTTTATTATTAAATTGTTTTTTATTATCTAATGTTAAAGTAGAGTTAAAGATAAAAATTTTAAAAGCAGTTATTAAAAATTTTTCCATTATTTTTTATCAAAATCAAAGACCACTGAATATCTAGTATCATCTATGTTTTTATATAAATGTTTTGGCACATTACTTACTGAATGCTCTATGTTTCCTTTAAATATTAATAAAGAATTTTCTGTAGCTGGAAATATTATTTTTTCCTTAGTTAAAAAAGTTCCATAATGAGGGTAAGTACTTTTTAAATAATAGACACAAGTAATAAATGTAGTATGTGTATGATTATCATAATCATTTAATGGAGTGGATATATTTGCCCAACAGTTTCGTAAATTTAAAGAAGCTTTGATAAATTTTTCTGCTGATTTTTTTATTTTATTATAAATAAAAGACCAATGTTTTTTATGTTTGTTTAGTAAATAAAGGTCTGTATAAGTTTGATATTTAGGTATTCTAATATTTAATTTTTTTTGTTTTTCATCAGGCTCGGCAACTCTTCCACTTGCTATTTCAAAATCAATGTCTTGTTTTATATTTTCAATTTGATACTTTGAACATAAATCATATTCTCTATAATAAAAATTATTGTCAATTTTATTTAACATTGGTTTAGATAAATATCATTATAATCCAATTCAGAACCTATTTTTTCCTTAATAAAAAAACTAGCTCCAACAATTATTCTTTCATCCGTTTCACAAATTGATGTTTTATGTTTTAATTGACCTGGAAATATTACAACATCACCTGACTTAACGTCTAAAGTCCAAGAATGAGAATTAAAATAGTTATATTTTTTTACACTATATTGAAAGAAAAAAGCTTCCTGTATTTTTGATTTGTCTAAATAAAATATTAAATTGGATTTTTCAGCTTTTGCATAATAAACAGCACTAAAGATATGATTTGGATGATAGTGACTTTTGTGAAAATTTCCTTTTTTTTGTAAAGTAGACCAACTATTACAAATATAAAATTTATTGTTTATTTCTAAAACATTATTTAAATAATCATTAAAGTTATTTAAAAGTATTTTTTTAATGTTCTTAAGTTGTTTGTGTTTTAATATATGACTTTCTTTTGAAAGTTTAGGGTTTGTTTTTGAATCTGATTTAATAAATTTTGTTTTTCTTAAAAAAATTAATTCTTTTTCTTTAGGCAGTTCATTGTTCTGAACAAAAAATATTGGATGGCCACCAAACAAGAAAATATTTTTTTTCATATTTTATTTTATATTTTTTCTAGCAAAACCTGGTAAACCTAATATTTCCCTACGATCATATTTATTTAACTCAGCTTCTTTAGTTTTTCTGTTATAATGCAAAAAAACTTGACCACAATTTTGTCCAGTAAATGGTTCTCTCCAATGTTCTAAATCACAACCTTTATAAATTAACATATCACCAGGTTTTAGATCAACTTTGATTCCTGCCGTATCTGTTTTTCCAGAAGGTTCAAGAAAAATTGGCCAAGGATCTCCTCCTAAATTTAATGTAGTAGATATTTCACAACTAAACCTATCTTTATGTCTTTTTAAAATATCCCCATTTTTATAAATTCTTGCATATGAATACGTAGGAACTAATTTTAAACTTGTTTCTTTTTGCATTCTTGGAACTAAAGCATCTAGTAAAGTTTCCATAACAATATCTGCATAATGAGAATATGTATTAGGAACTTGATCATCATTCCAAACTCCAAACATAGTTTCATAAGGATTTATTAATTTATTTTCAAATAAATATTGAGCAACCCTTCTTTTATTTAAAAAATAAGTGTAACAAAAATCAGCTAAATCAGGTGATATAGCTCTATCAATGACCTTAAATTTATTTTTTTTAAATGACATTATATTATTTTTTATTATCTGTTCTTTTTTCTCCATATTTTGATAAAACATCATTTATTGGAATTGCTCTACAATTAAAATGAATGAATCTAAAAGGTTCATATCCATCATCTACTCTAAATTGATGAGGCAAGTAAGAGTTAAATAATATTATAGTTCCTGGTCGTGCTGTATAATATACTTGATTACTAGCTAAAGTTATTTTAGATTTATCTTTCTGAGGCAATCCATTCATTAAAGCTCCTGGTCTTGGATCATCAAAAATAGGCAATGAAGTTTTATCGCTACATTTTAAAAAATAAAAACCAGATATGTGTCCATTATAATGAGTATGTAAAGTATGATGACCACCGCCTGCTTTAGCAAATTCTTGAACCCAAAGTTCTTCCATAAAAATTTTATAGTTCTTTAAATCAAATCCTTGTTCATCTAGCAAATTCCAAGTTGTTGCCGTAACCCAGTCTTGAAGCACATTAAATCCAGGCATATCAATTAAACTTGTTGAATG